AACAAGCTAACAAACTCAATGAAAACCCGCCAAAGTCTATCTATGACTTAAGTGGTGGCGAATTGATGCGAGAGCTTGGGTCTCCACAAGAAGTGGCGCAAAAGTTACGCGATTCAGGCATACCAGGGGTTCGCTACCTCGACCAAAACTCGCGCGGCGCTGGTAAAGGAACATCTAACTTCGTTGTATTCCCAGGCGAAGAATCTAAAGTGCGTATCATGGAGATAAACGGTAAGCCTGTAGTCATAGACGAAGAAGAGCTTATGAGATCAGGTTTACTAGGTCGGTAATCTGTTGCAAACAAACAACGAATGGACAACAAAGTATTGAGTGATGGTGAAAAGAGAGTACCTCCTGCTGCTGGCATGGGTAGGCAGAAGGGAGTACCTAACAAAAGCACTGCTGCGGTGAGAGAGGCCATTGCAAAAATGGCTGAGATGAACGCTCCGAGGTTCGCAATGTGGTTGGATGAAGTGGCTCAGAAGAGCCCAGAGAAGGCTTGCGACATCTATCTGAGAGCAATCGAGTACCACATACCTAAATTAGCGCGAACAGAGGTAACGGGAACTGACGGTCAACCTGTCCAAATGCAAGTGTCATGGGCGCAACCCGAATAGTCATCCCTTATGCGCCAAGGGAGCAGCAGCTAAAGATCCACAATGCGCTATCAGATAAGCGTTTTGCTGTTGTTGTCGCGCACAGAAGATGTGGAAAATCGGTATCTGCGATCAACCATCTCATTCGAGCAGCGATAGAAAACAACAAGGAGGCTCCGAGATATGCGTTCATCGGGCCTACCTACTCTCAGACCAAACGAGTTATCTGGGATTACCTCCTCAAATTTACCCAACCCCTTAACGCCACTGCCAATATTGCGGAGCTTAGGGTTGATTTCTGGGGCAGACGCATCCAGCTTGCAGGGTCTGATAACCCAGACTCTCTTAGAGGACAGTATTTTGACGGCGTTGTATTCGACGAATTTGGCGACCAGAACCCTAAAATTTGGTCGGAAGTGGTTCGTCCGGCCTTGTCGGACAGGATGGGATGGGCGTTATTCCTCGGAACCCCAAAGGGAAACAACCACTTTAAGAGTCTGAGAGACCATGCGTCAGAGCATAACGATTGGGCCTTGCTTGAGTTCCGAGCATCCGAAACAGGTCTTATCCCTCAGGCTGAACTCGATGCAGCCAAGTCCGAGATGGGAGACGACAAGTACCTACAAGAGTTTGAGTGTTCCTTTGACTCAGCAATCGAGGGAAGTTACTACGGGCAGCTTCTCAATGAGCTACCGTCTGAGCGATTCCATGACATCCCTGTAGATGGTTTAGCTAAGACTTATTGCGCCTGGGACTTAGGGATAGGCGACTCCACTGCGATCTGGGTTTGCCAGAGAGTGGGCCTAGAGACACGACTTATTGACTTTGTGGAGAACCACGGTCAGGGGCTTGACTGGTATGTGAACTGGCTGAGAACGAACCATTACGAATTAGCCGAGCAGTTGCTTCCTCACGATGTACAAGTCAGGGAGTTAGGCACTGGACGCTCAAGGATGGAACTCCTACAAGAAGCAGGGTTAAACATCACGATTGTGCCGAGAATGAGTGTTGACGATGGGATACAAGCCGTGAGAAGGCTAATTCCTTATTGTTGGTTTGACTCCAAGACAAAGCGTGGAGTGGACGCGCTACGCAATTATCGGAGACAATACGACGATAAGCGTCAGGTCTATTGGGACAAGCCTCTTCACGATTGGGCATCTCATGCGAGCGACGCATTTCGGTATCTTGCGGTTGGTATGTCCGAGACAACATCTTGGTCTAAACCTCTGAAACCTAACGTAAGCTGGGTGGTGTAATGGACGACGGACGATTAAAGGCGATTCTCCAAGGCGAAATCGACAACGCGATAGGTTTCCTTGAGACCGAGACGGTCGAGCAGCGTAAGAACGCGCTAACTGCCTACATGCGCGATCCCTATGGTAACGAGGTCGAGGGTCGCTCCCAGATCGTAACCGGTGAGGTTGCGGAAGCGGTAGACGGGATGCTCCCGCCTCTCATGCGTTTGTTTACGTCTGCCGATCAAATTGGTGTATTCGAGCCTGTAGGCCCAGGCGATGAGCCTTTAGCAAAACAAGCAAGCGAGTACACAAACTGGGTGCTTATGAAGCAGAACCCAGGCATCTCGATCATGCACGACTGGTTCAAGGACGCGATCCTTCAAAAGGTCGGGATCATCAAAGCCTACTGGGATGATTCGATTTCGGTCACAAAGGAGCAGTACGCAAACCTGACAGACGACGAACTCGCCATGATTATGTCTGACGGGACGATGGAGATCGCTGCCCAAGAGACGATTGAGCAAGAGATTGACGGTCAAATGATGCGCGTCCATAACGTCGCGTTGATGAAGCAAACCAAGTCAGGAAAGATCAAGATCGAGAATGTGCCGCCCGAAGAGTTCTTGATCTCAAAGGCAGGAAAGACTGTCAGGGACACGCCTTTCGTTGCACATAGAAAGCTCATCACAAGGTCTGATCTGGTTGCGATGGGGTTTGATCCTGAGATCGTGATGAACCTTCCGGTTTACAACGACCTTGAGTTTTCTGCTGAATACATAGCTCGATACAACCGAGACGAACAGCCCTACATGGAGCCAAGCCTCGACAAGTCCATGCAGACGGTTGAAGTGTTTGAGTGCTACCTAAAGACAGATTACGACGGAGATGGGATTGCAGAACTTAGACGGGTTCATTTTTCTGGGAATGAAATCCTAAGTAACGAAGAAACTGACTATGTGCCGTTTTACACCCTCTGTCCTATTCCGATACCTCATCGCTTTTTTGGGGATTGTCCTGCTGATCGTACAGTTGATCTCCAGCTTATCAAGACTACTTTAACGAGGCAGATGCTTGATAACCTGTACTTACAGAACAATACTCGGATGGGTGCTGTAGAGGGTCAGGTTAATCTCGATGACCTCATGTCGGTGACCCCTGGAGGTGTAGTGAGGATGAAGAATCCCGCTGCACTTGTACCGATCACAGTTAACCCTGTTGCTCAGCAGGTATTCCCTTTCATGGAGTACCTGGACCAGATCCAGGCCAAACGTACGGGCGTTACAGAGGCATCCCAAGGGTTAGACCCCAACATCCTACAGAACGTGACTGCTGCGGCTATAGCGGCCCTTACGCAAGCCTCACAGGGCAAGATAGAACTCATTGCTAGGATATTTGCAGAAACAGGCGTAAAAGATCTTTTCAAAGGACTTTTACATCTTTTATGCAGATACCAGGACAAAGCAGTTTTGATTCGGATGCGTGGGCAGTACATCCAGTACGACCCAAGAGAGTGGTCGAACCAATACGATGTATCAGTGAATGTCGGACTTGGTACGGGGAGCATGGAACAAAGGATGGCCATGCTCAGTATGGTTCTTGCGAAACAAGAGCAACTCATGCAGACGCTAGGCCCGAACAATCCTTTGGTGTCTGTCTCGCAATATCGTGCGACGCTCGGAAAACTCGTTGAGGCTGCCGGCTTTGTAGACTCTGCTGAGTTCTTCAAACCCGTTACACCTGAAGTTGACGCAATGCTCGCACAGCCTCAGCAACAAGGCCCAGATCCTGCTGTGCAGATGATGATGGCTCAGGCTCAAGCAGACATCGAGATTAAGCGTCAGAAAGCTATGGCAGACATTCAGCTAGCAAGGGAGAAAGCTGTAGCCGAGCTAGAACTCAAGCGCATGGAGTTCGAGGCAGAGGCGCAGATGAAGGCTATGAAAGTAGGGGCTGGGATTACATCTAACATTGAGATACCTGGGTAATCATGGATCTAAGCGCATTTGGTAGCCCAGAGGACTTTGCATGGGGCATGGCTAATGTCCCAGGGTTTTTAGAGCTTGCTGCAAGCTACGGGATCTCTTACTCGGACATCCTTAACTACATCGCGCCTGCCCCTACGCCTGCTCCAACCCCTGCTCCAACCCCAGAGCCTACTCCTGCGCCAACCCCAGAGCCAACTCCCGCTCCAACACCTGCACCTACATCCGCACCTGTTTACGAGTCGGTGTACGTTCCGACCTACGAACCTCCTCCGACATACACAGAGCCTGAGCCTGTTTACTACGAGCCACCACCAAGGACACCATATAACGGGTATGACTTCAACTCGATTGTTAGCCAAACTCAGACAAGGGCTAACCAAGGCTTTACCCCATCTGAGTTGTATAACTATGCGGTCTATTCGCTAGGCTTTACTGCCGATGAAGCGCAGAGCATCCTTGCTAGCGTATCCTTCCCAAAAACTGCGGAACAAATCGAGGCTGAAAGGCTTGCGGCAGAACGAGAGGCTCAACGAGTGGAAGCAGAAAGACTCGCAGCGGAACAAGCAGCAAGAGACGCAGCGAGATTAGAGGCCGAGCGTCTAGCGGCGCAGGAAGCCGCAAGGCTAGAGGCAATCAGAGTAGAAAACGAGCGTATAGCCGAAGCCCAGAGAGTCGAGGCGGCGCGTCTGGCAGCAGAGGAAGCGGCAAGGTTAGAAGCGCAGAGGATTGAATCTGAGCGTATCGCCGCAGAAGAGGCGGCGAGGCTGGCTGCGGAAGAAGCGGCGAAATTAGTTGTTACGCCAGCACCAACCCCTGCGCCTACGCCAGAACCCACTGCCGCGCCTACACCAATCCCAACTGCTGCACCCACTCCAGAACCAACGATTGCCCCTACCGCTGCACCTACTCCTGCACCAACAGAAGCCCCAACCCCAGCACCAACCATTGCTCCTACGCCTGCACCAACATTACCTCCAGCGAGTCCTACCATGTTAGACGTAAACAGCGCAATATCTGCGTTCTATCAAACGTTTGGTAGACCGCCGACTGACCAAGAGTTAACCAACTTTGAGAACTACCAGATTAGTTCTAGTACGCCGTTCACGACGTTTGATGAACTAAATGCTTATCTTAGGTCAACACCTGAGTATCAAGCACTCAATCAAACGCCTGTCGTCACTCCTGCGCCGACTGCCGCTCCTACTCCAGCACCTACACCCGCTCCTACGCCTGCGCCATCTATCTTTTCGTCTATTGATATCAACACTGCATCTAGCGTGTTCGAGGGTCTGTTTGGTCGGCAACCATCAGCGTCGGAACTAACAAACTTTTTTGTTGCTATCCAAAGCCAAGATCCAAGGCTTGCGTCGGTTGATGCTTTTACGCAATACCTCATGGGAACACCTGAGTACGCTGCAATCCAAACTCCCTTAACCACTCCCGCGCCAACACCTGCACCAACCCCTGTGCCTACAGCAGCACCAACGCCTGCGCCCACTGCTGCGCCAACCCCTACACCTACATTACCTCCGGTTACACCAGCACCGACATTACCCCCTGTCACGCCTGCGCCAACGCCTGTGCCAACGCTTCCTCCAGCAACGCCTAAGCCAACGCCTGCGCCTGTGCTAACTGAGTCACAAGCAAGAAGCGTCTTTTCAAATCTTTTTGGCAGGCAACCAAACCAAACAGAACTTGCTAACTTCCTTGCCGCGCAATCTGGGCAAAACCCATTTACGTCAATACAGGGTTTGGAGTCTTATCTGCGTGGTTCTCCTGAATATGTGGCTTATTTGCAAAGCCTACAGCAACCCACAACAAGCGGGTTTTCGTCAGTACCTCAGACCTTTGGTGGCGCCTTTAGTGTGCCTGTTACGCCTATGGCTGGGACTGCCTACTACGAAGTTGGTGGTTCT